GCTGTAAGTGATCACACCAAACACTGGCCGCGATGTATCCGACATTTCGTCCTTCTGTGGCAACGGCTCTCTTCTTCCATTTTCAGGATTTTCCAGATACGGCTGCGGATGAGTCCTGTAGCGCATGATCCTGAACTCACCATCAATAGTGCACACAAGAAGAGAACCATCTTTCGGAGTCAGCGACGAGTCGACGATAAGCATCGCGCCCTTTATGATGCCCGCTCGCAGGTATGTAGAGCCAGCTATCATCATGTACGTGGCTGACGGATGCGCGATAAGGCGCTTGTCGAGCGATATGCGCTCTTCAACGTAGTCTTGTGCCGGACTCGGGAATCCCATAACTCACCTCCGATAGTTACTGTATATTAATACAGTATTACTGATCGGCGGTGTCGATCAAGTGGGTGGCAACTGATAAATTCAGATCGCCATGCATTACAGTTAGTTACTCAGGCAAATTGAGTTAGCTATAAAGTAGTCTACAGACTCTGGGATGATTGGCTTGTTAGTATCTGACTTGCCAGAAGCAAAAGTAAATTTGTCGCAATCGTATTTGACTGTATCGTAGATGGCTACACTCCCTCTGGTTACCATAATTCTAGCCTCAGCCACATCTGCATGCTTCACGTGGCTTATGACTACATATCTGGCGCTTGAGTCAGAAGGGACGTCAATGACTTTTCCTGCAGAAAATGAATGCAGGGGGAAAGCAAATGACGCGATTGCAAATATATGTTTTATATATTTATTCAAACCTTATTCACTCCTTGAAATGTATTTCATATTCTTTATGAAGCCACATTATGACCATAACGCAAGATGTGATGAAAACTGAGTCTGGATATCTGGCATAGCCTGACACAATTGACAATACTGAAATAATACCAAGGAGGCGTATCAATGTGGTTGGAATTTTCATAGGTGTCTCGCCGTTGCTATGCGAGCATAGTAGGTATGCGCCAGTGCATTTGCAACCACCGGCGCATGTAAGGTTAGAATGCCACGTTATCAGCTACTACAGTTGCTACGCCTGTATCATTGATGCCTGATGTTACACCATTCCACCTCGTTCCTGTGATGGTTGAGTTTGTACTTACGTTCCTGACTGCTGCTCCCGTACCTGAGGATGTGGTAACGATTGAGTTTCTCAGCATTACCCCCCGACTGTTAACGTCTATGTAAATCCCAGGTTGTGTAGTAACGCTCGCGTCAAAGAAGGATATTGTGTTGCCGTATGCCGCAATGGTATTGCAACTATTAAATCTTAAACCTTCTTTTCGTGCGTATCTGACAATATTTCCGCTTACTTCAGATGTTGTTACTCCCTCTATCAGGATTGGATTCTGAAACGTAGTCAGACTTACAGATCCCGCATTGTCTATAACATTGTCCTTAATTGAAAATCCTGCGAAAGTGTTTGTAGGTTCGGTGCTGCTAAGGTAGATACCAAAATATGAGCAGTCTGTGATTACGTTGTTACTGAAAACTAGACCTGTCATGGTCTGATTTTTAAAATCTGGAACGCTGTATACTCGCAGCGCTCTTACGCATGAAGAAAACGTATTCCCAATAACAACGTGACCACGAAAGGTCAAATCACCGAAGAACAGGCCATCGCTACTTCCGCTGATTCTATTGTTTTCGAAGCGCCCATAATCGCATCTCTGATGGTCTACAGCATTACCTGAAAAACTCTCAATGATGCATCCTGAAACCTTGAAGTGGCGCTGGCTCTGAGAGCTAATCCCCTGATTTTCAGGATATGGGTTACCCGTGAATCCTTTCCCTGAAATTCTGCAGTTGATTACGCTGTTGTAGTTAGCATATCGCTCGGTAAGGGCCGGATATGTGTATGGCTGACGGAATGACACCCCCCAGTTGCAGTTATTGAGAGTGCTGTTAATAACAGAGCAGTTTGATACACCATCAAAAAGGATGGTATTTCTGTCAAAGTTAGTGGCGTCATTTCCACAGTTTTCAGCATAGATAGTATCAATGGTGATGTCTTTGCAATATATGTTGTTTGTATAATCACCGCTAATTCCAATAGCGGGCTTCTTCATGTTCATGAATGTGCACCGCTGGATTAGTACACTCGATGCACCTGCGGATACAATTATCCCGCGACTAATAAGGCCTGTATCGCCGAGGAAGGTTATATCCCGCACAACCTTGTTGCTACCAGATATGCGCATCATAACGTTGTTGCTTACAGCGGGCTCTGTGATTGTGCCGTTATAAACTTCGCACCTTCCTGTGTTGTAGACCTCAAAGTTGCCACCTGAGATCAGGTAGGTTCTGCCAAGAAGATCTGTTTTTGATGCGCTTGCGATAGCCCTGTTAATGGCAACCACATCATTTGTAACTCCATCTCCAAGAGCGCCAAACATGAGGGGGTTAACGACCTCAGCATTGAGCCTTAACCACGCAGCGCCGCCTGTTGTCTTAATTATCGTGCCATTATTGTCTGTATAAGACGCACCTGAAAGCACAGCGCGGAATGTGCCGCCACCTAGTCCCGTACCTGCTGTGTGCTGCTTCAGGATTATCCGTTGCCCTTCTATCGTTGGCTCTATAGTACGTAGAGTGGCAATATCAGGACACATTCCTATGTACTTAAGCCCATCAGAAGATGCCAGGCGTTGCTCAAGCTGGTCGGGGTCGTATTTCAGAATGTTAGGGAAGTAGAACTGCTGTGTGCCATATGCATCGTACACAGCCATGGAATGGCCTTGTACGGTGACGAATTTTGTTATGTTGCCGTTGTAAACCGGATATCCGCCGGCATTGATATTGATAGGCTGAGTCGTTGGAACATGCTCTCCATCTTCATTTTCGATGTAAACCTGAATCTGGTTTGATGGAATGGTAGGGTCGGTATCAATCTGTCCAATATAGATTTTACCATTTGCAGCTGCTTTGAATGACCGCGCCAGAGTGAATAACTGGCTTGGCATACTCACTACCACATTAGCGGTGATATCTGACATTTACTGTGCTCCGGGCGCAGCAAAGCCGCACAAGCTAAAACTTGCGCAGCGTTGCGTTAAGGTCGGTTATAATTGGTTAAAAGAGTGGAGGATTTATGGAACGTGACTGGCTGAACTTTGCTTTCTTAATCTTCGGTATCTGTGTAGGCGTCGCCCTATTCACTTAATGCCTCAGATTTCGCACCCTGAGCGAATGAGTTAACTACTCGCTCAACATCAGATAACGCTTTCTCAAAGGCCGTAGAGCCTCTTGGGGTGTTTGCCAGGCGAAGCATCGCATTACGTGCTGGCTCGCTCTCATACATCCTTGCAAGCAATCCATACCCGCCACCAACGCCAATCAAAGCAGGATTGGTCACAGTGCCAATTCCCATAATGAATGGGATGGTCTGTTGACCGGTTGGTGTTGTAACTCCTGCCTGCCCCGCCCTCTTCGTTGACTCCAGGTAGTTCTTTAACCCTTTCAGATAAGCAGCATCACGACCTTTAAACGCGATGCCAGTCTGGTTAGACATCAGATTAACCTGTCGCAGGAACTGGTCAGGTGAACCACCAGATTTCTCCATCGCCTTGCCGATAATGCCGTTACGCATTTGAGCGCGACCAATCTGGCCGACTGAGTTGTAGAGGTTTTGCACTTCAGATTTGTTCTTGCTGAAAAGCATGTTGTTGACGACTTCAGGTGTCAGATCGCCTTTCATCAGAACGTTCTTCAGGCGCGTATTCTGGAGTTTGCTGGCCTCATCTGCGTATACCGCGTTAGCCTGCTTATAGCGACGCAATGTATCGTTCCCGAGGTTCTGGCCTATGGAGCTATCGATATCACCAGTCATCGCCCTGTACACGCGCTGAATAGCCGCATCTGAACGATTGGGCATGATGACCCGCTCACCCTTAACATCCTGCCTGAACTGGCTTCTTAGATTACTCAACTGCTGCAAATCAACGTTACCGCCTGCCAGCTCATCACGATATGCCTGTAGTTTGCTGATAGTGTCCGTATCTGCGACCTTGCCAAGCTTCTGAAGGCTGGCTATCTCGTCATCAATCTGCTGTAGCGCTCTGGTTGGCTGAATTGTTACCCCGGTCATGGCGTTCTGGACTTGTTCAAGCCGATTTCCTGCCGCCTGTTTGATGCCAGCGGTTTTGGATTTTAGGCTACCAATAACAATTGACGGGTCGTATTCACCAAAGCGCGATGCGTACTCATTCACCAGTTGGCTTCGAGCTTCCTGCTGCCCTGCTCTCATGGTGCTGGTGCCGGCGAAAGGAATGTTCTCGGCTGTGGTTTGCGCCATGCGGCCGACGCGTGAATTTGGCTGCAGAACGTCAGTTGTATGGAGAGGAACATCAGCGGAATTAGCGAATCGTATCGCCTGCTGGGCTTCCGGTGAAATAGCTCCTTTAACACCACGATAAGCAGCGCCAGCAACACGCCCAAGCTGATTAATGGCACCACCCAATACAACGCCAGTTCCGAGGTCGGTCGCCAATGCTGAAGGGTCATTCTGTTCGCTATTCGCAGCCATTGAGCCAATGGAGTTTTCTGCCAGTAAGCGTGATGCACCCTGAGCTACACGGCCGGCAATAGATGGCGCTTGAGTCGCGATTCTCTCAACCCCAACCGGCGTAAGATATGGAAGTGCCTCAGCGAAGATTTTCCCTTCCGTGGTCTGCGGGGTTAACGCACCCTGCTGAAGCCCTAGTTCCTGCGCCAAACCTTCTGTAGTCACACGTGGCGCTGGCTGGTATGTGCCATCACCTAATCCCAGCTTATTACCAGCCCATGCCCCTGCGCTCGCTACAGCGTCAGCCATTGATGCAGGGATGTTTGCCAGATTAACTCCAGCCTGAAGCAAGCCGCGCCCTGTTTCCGCTGCCGCGTTACCGAGATCAGACAGGAATCCGCCCTGTTCTTGTGGCTGTGATTCCTGTTGAGGTTGCTGCACTTGCTGAGGCTCTGCTGAAGGGACTGGATATGCAGCATAGAAAGCCTGTTTAGCCTGCTCTGCATTGCTTCCAGCCTGAGGGGCAACTACCTCATTGAAATATTGCTCCTGCGCCTGTGCTTTCTGCTCTGGTGCCAATGCCTGATACTGCTGCGAGGCAATAACGTCTTTCCATGCCTTAGCCATTAGTCACCCCATAGTGAAGAGAAGCCTGCGCTTTGCTGTGGTTGCTGAGTTGGTTGAGATTGTTGTGCTGGTCGTGAAGACTGGGACTGAGCACCTCGATTACCAACATTCACGCTGTATTGCTGATTGTACTGGTCGGTATATTGCTGAATATCTCGAAGCGATTGCTGCATTGCTTCCGGGCTTGAGTAGTCGACCTGCGGCATGCCCTGAAAATACATCTTCGCTTCTGGGACGGTGTTGATGCCTGATGCGCCCATATCCCTGGCTGCAGCAATACCCTGATTCTGCATCTTGCCCTGAATGCGCTTGGTAGCATTGAATAATTGACGCTGCTCACCACCACCAAGACGGCTACGGACTTCAGCATCCCATGATGGGGATCCGTTTCCGCCAGTTACACCAGTCATGAAATCAAGCTTGTCGGCAGGTGCATTAAGGATTGAGTTAAGGTCCTTAGCCATTGCGTAGTTCTGCGCAGATGCAGCAGATGTTGGAGGCGCTGCAATGGCACTTGCCGGAACGCGAACCATATTCCCGTTATCGTCTATGCCTTCATAGAATGCATTAGCGCCAGCACCGTGAAGCTTCCCGCCAACATTAACTGTTCTACCATCAGATAGCTGAACAACTCGCTTGCCATCGCTGCCAACAGCCTTGGCGTTTGCCCTTTCCATTGCCATATCCTGGCCTCGGCGCGCTGTAGCTGCCGATATATCCTGACCTCGCGCGGTAATGTCCTGTCCTCTGGCTGTAAGCGACTCTCCGGCCTGGTTGCTGCGAATTGTTTCATTGAGCTTATCGCGATTCAGCGCCTGACTGACAATCTTGTCCTGAGCATTGAAGTAATCTACAGGACCAAGCGCGGCCATGCCTAGGTGATCAACGAACTCTCCAAACTGCTGTGGATTCTGCTGGTACGTTTGCGCAACTTCTGCAGGGTCCAGACCTACGCGCTGTAAATCTGCTGCGTTATTTTGCAGCCACGCCCCCATTGCCTCTGGAGAGGTTGCAGCAAGACGAGCCGCTGCGGCAAGATTGCCAACCGTAGCGCGTTGGTCTTCATCGACAAACTTCATTCCATTACGGACTGCATCTACCTGGTCGGGGAACTGTGCTGCAAGTTGCCGCATAGCATTGCGATCACCAGATGCATAGGCCTGACCGTAAGCTTGCTGGAATTGCTTCTGACGCTGTGCCTGCTCCTGCTGCTTGTAGATATCCATAACTGAGCCAATGCCCTGCAATGCCTGCAGACCAATGTTGTTACGCCCTGCGCGATCGTCTTCGTTATTCTGGCGGATAAATGCTAGCGCTGTGTTTGCATCGCTGGCCTGCGGTGCATTCGTGTTCACTCCACCAAGACCTGCCAGCAACCCACCTGGGTTACCTGACTGCTGCCATGTAGCCATGATTTCCCCTTAGAAAAGTGAACCAAGCGCACCAATCCCTGCGCCAATCGCTGTACCCCAGCCAGGCATGATTGCGGTACCAGCCATTGCCCCTGATGCAGCACCACCCAGCGCAGACTGGAATGTTGAAGGACGATTTGCCCATGCCGCTGCTGCGTTAGCCTGCTGCTGATAAAGTTGGCTGGCGTTATTGGCGTAGTTCTGCCCTGCGGTAGCCTGACCGGTCAATGCGCCAAGGCCGATATTCGCCAGGTTCTGATAATTGTTCATCTGGCCTGACAGCCAGTTTTGGCCGAGCGTTGGAGCAATGGTTGCTAGCTGATTGCTGGTTGCGGTAGAGCCTAATCCGCCTGTCGCTTCTGCAGCATTAAGACTCTGATACCGAGCCTGGTTCGCGAGGTCTTTATATTGCTGTGAGCCGTAGTAACCGCTCAGCGCAGACTGTTGACCCTGCAGCGTTGACAGCCCCTGAAGCTGCTTAACATACTGCTCAGCAAGAGGCGTGAACGGCGCAAGGTTTTGCATGTTCGTTTGCCACATCTCGCGCTGCAGCTCGATGCCTTTCTTTGTAGCTGAAGCCTGTGCACTGGCTCCACCATCACCGCCTTTCTGATACACCGCTTTGTTGAGGTGCTTATTGGCAATCTGATGAATTAGCATTTAATAGCTCCTCATATTTCGAGCGAGGTAATTGATAGAGGGTGATTCCTACTGGTTTCCCGTTGCTGATATAAGCATCGTCGAGATGACCAACACGGGTAGCGCCAAGCAGCCTAATCAGTGCGCGGCCATATTTGGTGGTATCGGGAACCATCGTGACGCTGTTCAGGAATGGGGAGTTATCGAGAAGCCATTTGCAGAATAAACGGTGACCATTGAGAGCATATTCACCGCGAAAACCAGGAGAGTAGATGGCATGACATTCAACTACGCTGTGCCAAAAGTTACGTACTTCATGAATGCCAGCAAGCAGAACGCCTTCGTAAATGCCGAGATATACCGCATCAGGCTTGATGAAGTATTTATCCCCGATGTCTACGATGTTTCCTGTGTTTTCTGGATTATTGAGGAATTCTGCAAGCTTCACCGGATTATCGATGAGCTTTATGTGCATTATGCGTTTATCAACCCGTGACCGGATGTTGCTCCTAATGCTGTCTGTAAGGCCACGGCAAGTTGCCTGACCTGCTGTAGCCCTGTAGCTATTGCCTGAATCTCTGACTGCGTGTACGCAGCACTAACGGTGTATGTGATGCTACCGTTGATTCCTGCTTTTGATGCCGTGCCAGTAGATGCAGTCCATCCAGTGTTACGGGCCCCTACCACCTGAAGACCTCCAACTTTGTACGATACCGAGACGTTTTCACTGCCGAGAACCTGCAGCTTGTCTGCTGTAGGTGATGCAACGTTTCCTACGAGCAGAGACCCGCCTGCTGACTGAACCGTTTGGTTTGCTGTGGCTGATTTCGATACGTAGTCAGTCTGGATGGATGAGACGCTTGATTGAAGTGCGGAAACATCAGTCTGAAGCGTCGTGATATTGCCTTCGGCAGTAGTAACCCTGACCGTCAAAGCTGAAATTGCAGATGTGTTTCCAGTGATACGGATTTCGTGATCATCTACTTCAACACGTAATGCTGAAATCCGGCTCTCATGGTCGTCCAGGATAACGTCCTGCTCTTCGTTCTTTACCGTCGCCTCGTAAGCAAGTTCGCCGGCATTGTTTGCAGCATTTGCAATGCTGAGCATGTCGGTGTTTTGCTGAATGATGTAGAGGCGGTAAGGCTGGCTGAATGTATTTGGAAGGATTGAAGAGTCAACGCGTCGTGATTGCACGTTAACCTTTACCGGTTCATCTGCCATCACTCTATCCTTACCGAGCACCCACTAAGCGTAACGGGTGATGAGGTGATAATTCGTATCTTGAATCCGATGTTCTTACGGATGCGCCCCAGGCGTTTCCAGATTGCTCGTTGGTCATACCTGAATGGTGCATTCCAGGGAATCATCTGCTCGCGGCCGTAGTTGATGCCGTCAGTCGTTGCCGAGATAAACATACGCTCTGCGAACTGCGATACACCCGTACTGGATTCAAGCTCGAAGTCGAACACCCTGGCATTGTCAGCTTTAAACAGTGGCGTATAGAGCAAGTGTTCCTGCTGCTCGGTGTACTGGCTGGAAATTGACTTATCCATCACGCCAAGCTGACCGGTTAGCTTGTCGCCACATGTTATCGTATTGCCCTCATAGACAAGGTCTACAGCACGGTAAACATCATCGAAGAAACCTGTCTTGAGTATTGCCCACTGCGCCCCCCCCTGATTCACCGAGCCGTCATAAACCATAACGTGACGCGGCAGGTGAATAAGCAATAACTCGTGAGCTTCGAAACGCGTTGTTTCCATGTATGCAGAAGCAAGCTCATCAGCACTGTAGCTCTGGAGGATCTTCTCTACAGTTGAGGTGGCAATCTGCTGAACAGCTCCTGAGTTAATCAGGTAAACCGATGGGGCACCGGTTGCAGGGTGGCTGATAATTGCATGAGTGTCGGCATATTTCGTTTTGCAGTACGTTCCAGCAATCCCTTTCTGAACCATCATTGACGGTTGTGACTGATAGACTGCAACGCCGACCGCAGATGCATTACCTGTCAGGTTGAAGTATTCAATCGTGGATGTTCCGAAGCACACAACAAAGTCACGCCAGTTATCGATTCCGATAATGCCATCAGGCTGGCTCTCAGCGCGATATTCAGCGGCGTAGCGGTCTGGCTTTGACTCATCCTCCAGGTCGGTAATGAAGAATGAATCTGTGCCGTCTTTGCTCCAGATGTAGCGAGAGCGGTTACGGCACATGTCGCGCAGACTTCCTAACTCGTACTGAACATATCCGGTCGATGCATCCCAGTTGCTCAGTGTCTTTGTTGTTCCGTCGTAGCGATACAGCGTCATGGTGCCGTTAGCACCAACGGCCTGGCTGTTATAACTGCAGGCCATGCTTACTCTGTTTGAGCCTGTCACATCCCCAGCGGGGTCACCTGATTTGTATAGCTTCAGCCCGCACACCCGATACACAGCATTTTCATGCGTGTTATACATCGCGCCACGACTCACACCTGCAACGTCTTTAAGCTTCCTGATTCCCGGGAAAGAACGCAGGTATCCGTTAGAGTTGAGCACCTCTTTCGGCGTTGCCAGCATGTTTACAGGCAGAAAATCAACATAGTCGGCATTGGTGAAGTCTTTGCCGACTCCCTTCATTAATGGAAGCTGCTGAACTGGCATTATTCGCTCCCGTTATCGCATGGGTCCTTACGCCGGAAGAAGTTCCAGCCGTTATACGTAGCCAGTCTGTTCCCGCTTCCGACTGGCATGCGGTTTGGATAACCGGACTTACATTTAGCGTTGCTTGCACGTGACATGGCTGACTGTTTAATGAGTCGCTCTTTGCCATATTTCGCAGTGGTGATGATTTTTGCAGTTGGCTCAACGGCGTAGTCTGGCGCAATCCTCAGTGCAAGATTGTGAAACACTGCACTTAGCTTACCTGTGGTGAGCCCGTGGGCGTCGCCTGGGTCTGGAGCAACATCCTCAGCAGAGAAGATGTAACCTGCATCGATACCAGGAGTGTCATCACTACCTTCAAACCACTCAGCCATCATCATTTCGAGGTCGTTTACCCCGTCTTCCATGGACTGAGGTTCGACATCTGTTAGCGTGGCATTTGAGGCGACGCCCAACTTACGTAACGCAGCGAGAACGAGATCGCCTTTAGTCGTGAGATTCATCTGTTGCCGCCTTAGGTTTGCGACCTGGCTTTTTGCGTTCTTTCTTCTCAGGCTCAGCGCCATCTTTCAGAAGGTCGTCAGGATGAGAAACCCAGCCGGCATCTAGATGTTCCTGAAGGTCTTCATCGCTTACGATTTCATAGTCGTAACTAACGCCTTTCCATTTCTTGCTGTCACCGTGGCGATAAACCATGTTAGACATTGCTTTTCTCCAAGGAAGAAAGGGGCCGAAGCCCCTTTTGATTACGCCTGGTCTGCCAGGCCCACACCGATTGACTCTGGGCGGGTGGCGTTAACGCCGTACCACACAGCGATACGGCACAGGCCAGACAGAGTGCTGATATCACCCTGTGTAGCGAAGATACCGTTCAGACCAACTTCCGGGATGGTGAATGACTTGGTTTTCATGCCAGCAAACAGTTCGTGGTTAGCTGGGATTGGCTGGCTCACGATACGGATTGAGTCATCCGCCCAGAACACGTTGGTGCGTGTAGTGGTGGTGTTGAGCACGTTCACAGCCATGCTGTTAGCCAGCGAGGTGTTTACGTTGGCATAAGCACGCTGCTCTGGTGACAGGGCGGTATCGTCCAGTGCGATCGGCTTCGGAGTGATTTCGACATGAGTACCATCGATAACTCGAACAACTGAGAAGGTAGCGTCATGGGTCAGCACGTTCTTCGCCATCTGAGACAGGAACTTCACGCCGGTGAAGCTAATCTTGTCACCTCGCTTCAGGCCGGTTGTAGCAGACAGAGTTACTGTTGCCAGGCGGTTATCCACGTTTCGTTTGTTACCATCAGCATCCAAATCCCACGCCACAGGCTGGAATTTCTGTGCACCGCTAACCGTCAGGCCAGTAGCGGTTGATGCAGTCAGGGTAGGCAGCTTAGGAGAGCGAAGAACGTCATCAAACCCTGCAACCTGACGCTGGATAGTGCCGTTTTTGTACGCTTCTTCAGGAATGCGGCCAAACATGTCGCGGTTAATCAGGTCGTGTCCGGCTGCCTTGTAGTCTTTCGGGTTGAAGAAGTAAGACAGGCCTGAATCGCGATTCAGTTCGCGAGAGAACATGATTTCTTCTGCGTCTGCAACGAAATCCCAGCCACTACCAGCAGTGGTACCAATTGGGTCATCGCTTGTGACAACCAGAGAGCCCATTTCAGCAGCCAGGTTAGCCACTTTCACTTCACAGTTGCTTGCCAGTTTCTTGGCAGCCGCATTGATACGACGGCGATACGAGGTTTCATCTCGCAGGTCGTCAGCGCGCAACTGGAAGAAATCGTTATCAGGCTCACCAAGGCTTACCGGAACGTTAAGTTCCAGAATTCCAGTTGATTGACCTGTCAGGTCCCAACCTTCCTGAGTTGGGGATTCCTGCTCAACGGGCATCCAGATGGTGTTGCTTGAACGCTGCATTTCTGCAGCAGGTGGAGTGTACTTACCGGCCTTTTGAGCCATAGGGGTGAGACTGGTGATGGTTTCGATTACTTCATCGATAGCCAGTGTCACCATTTGACCTTCGTTAAGAGCCATTATCGGATTCCTTGTAATTGTTTCTTAATCTTGCGGTAGGTCTCTACATCACCCTTGCTTGATGCTTCTTCCATCTTCTTCCTGAGAGCAGCTACGTTTGCAGCCACAACTTCACCAGTGATGGGCTCATCTACAGGGGGAGCGCTTGAAACCTGCTTACCGCGAGGTTTGAGAGATAAACGTTCAGAGAGTAGAGCTAGCTCAATCAGCGCTTGCTGCTGGTTCATCTGGAGGATTTGACGCGTTTTCTCTGGGTTAGAGCCCAGGTGATACATCAGGACGGCGGATTTTTCCGGGAACAACACCATCAGGTCGGAAACAATTTGCGGTGGTACAAGTTGTGCAAATGCTTCCTCTTTGTCCTGGTAGTCAGGGATGTTGAGCTTCTCCGCTGCGTCGTAATGCTTGCGAGCCGCCTCGACGTATTGCGCTGACTGCTGAGTATATTCCTGAGTCTTACGGCCTTGCTCTGCTACCGCATTGCTGCGAGCATCGAGTGACTTCTGATTCCACTCAGCAAGGTCACGGTTGAATGCAGCCGTAGCCAGCGCGCTGTCGTAGTTGTATTTAACGAGAGCGTCATCTGACAGGTAATCATTTGGATCTGGCTGCTTCGGTAACTCAGGATTAACCCGGATGTGCTCCGGCAACTCACCACGCTTCACCTGCTCCATCTTTTGCTCAAGCTCACGCTGACGCTTACGCTCAAGACGTTTAGCTGCGAAGTGTGCGTTTGTTGCCGGGTCTTGTTTTGGTTTTGCCTCATCGTCTTTCAGGACGATCTCAAAGCCTTCATCATGCCCTGCGTTGTCATTGGCATTATCGACAACTGAGCTATCAGCAGATGCCGCTGCGTGATTGCCGGACGTGTTTGAGCCTTCAGTTTCCTGAATTTCGGTGGTTTCTGGGTACATATAACTCTCTCTTATTGAGGAATCTCGGCTGCTCTGCCGGAAGGTTGATTTTGTCTCTGCGGTTGCAGGATGTTGGCGAAGTCCATACGTTGTGAGTGCTGCTGACTGTCGCCTTTCAGAAGTAGCTCTGCGTTGGCTCGTGCATCGTCACTGTTTTGCTGCTGGTAACTTTGCATGAGTTTGAGGAACTCCCGGAAAGCAGACTGCTTATCCAGGTCCATGTTGTTGAATATCTCTGCGACCTTAGCCGCGTTGAGCTGGTTCTGGCCTTCAGCTTTCGCTGCATCAACCTGAATCTGCATTTGCTGGTTCTGAGCCTTGAGAAGCTCCGCCTGACCTTGCAGCAGAACACCTTGAGCCTGTGTTTGTTCAGGTGATGGCTGTTCAGGTTGCTGTTGTGCCTGCTCAACCATCTGAATCTCTTCAGGTGTCTCAGGTTTCTTCAGCCCCATCATGACAAGCTGCTTATTAGCATATTCACGCATCATCTCAACGCCTTTGCCGTCGAGTAAGGTGAAGTATTGAAGCAGCAACATCTGCCACTCAGGAGTGCCAGGAGGAACCTTAGCAAGCAACTCCTGAATCTCTGCTCGGTTCTGCTCTTTCATGCTCTGGAATGATGGGCCAGTATCCGTGTAACACTCATAGCGACCGCGAATGTCGTTAAGTGTCACCACCGTACCAGTCCGGTAGTCGACAGCCTGAGTGAGCAATTGGACCTGCTTCTCAGTACCATCCTCAAGAGTCATCATCACCTGTCGAGGAACGTCATAGATGTCATTCACCATTGACTGGTAAATCTCACCATCACGACGCATCGCCGTAGCTAGGTTGTCCTGAAACACGTATGTCTCAAGGTCCGCTCGCATGTTCAGTTGGTTGACGGTATCGAAGGCTACCTGACCATTTGCCGCCTCTGCATCAACGCCCATTGTAGCGACCTGGCTAACTGAGTTAGTCGCCGCTTCGAGCATGTATGCGTTGGCCTGAGGCACTTCTGGGTTTTCCATGTACGAAATAGGCTGCACAGGAAGGTCGCCATTGTTCTCATCGGTGCGGTTGAGCAGATAGTACGGATAGTCATCATTGCCACCGTACATGTACTCGTAGCCTTCAATCTGCTCAGGCCAGAAGATAGGTTTCTTCTTCGGTGTGCGAGCAACAATATCGGCATTGAAAGACATGATCATGTTGCGCAGGCGCTGACCATCTTTTGTCAGTCTTACGACACCTTCATATACCTCTTTATCGCCAGCAAATGACCACTCACCGTACACAGGCACGATAGGGATATGCTCGCCTGCGATAGGCTCACGGTTTTTCAGGATGGTTGTGCAGGTGATGATTGATTTGTAGACGCGGCGGCGCTTAACCTTTTTCTCGGCTACCTTGACCATGCCTTTATCGGCAAGCTCATCAATAACGTCTTTAATGTCGCGCTGGAAGTAACTTACCGGCTCACCTGTCAGTGGGTCCTGATAGATAAATACGGTCTCTTTCTTCTCTTCGACCTCGTAATACTCACCAACATAAACAACGTCGCTGGTCAGCCAAGGGAATAGCCAATTCATGTCCGGATTCTGGAATGACGGAATTTCGTCTTCATCGAATCCATTCTTCTCAGCAAACGCTTTCCACCCGTCACGACTCATAGCATTGATGACTGTGCAATGCATTGCATCGCTCTTGTCCATCTGCTTGCTGTTGCTGTCCCAGACTACGTGGGTGCATGCCTCATGAATCGGAACGCGACGGATAACCTGATTATTGCTGGTTGGGTCCTGGTCTTCGTATTCTGTGACTAAACGCCAGGCACCTACACCGGCTTCAATCTGCTCACGAACAGCAATGTTCACAGATATCTTCGCAGTGTTGTGACGCATGTCTGTTCGGTACATCCCCATCAGTACATCAGCACTGTTAGGGTCTGCACCGTCCTTTGGCCTGAATAGCACGTCGATAGGGTTGCGGCGCATCTCAGCGACGAGTTTGCGCACAACAGGACGCACTACATCGAACTGACCACGGTATTGCAGGGTTGTGTAATCTGATAACCAGTCATCCCACTGCGACACCCGGCTAAAGTACAGGTCGTTTGTCGCTTCGGTTCTGGCTTCGTCGCTCGCCATCCAGTCTGCGTCGAACTTACACAGGATGGAATTGAGTCGTTCATTGTCGGCCATTATCTTCTCCGTGCGACTGGTTTAATTGGGGCCGGTATTTTCTTTTCTCTTGGCGTTTTAATGTCACGCATCATCTTCGCGAATCGGCGCATCATGTAGCCATATCGAACAGCAGAAAGAACGTCGTCGTTCAGTTTGACGATCTTGCCGTTTTCATCTCTGTGATAGAGGCGGAACTCTTCAAAGAATGGTTCGCAGGTGTTGAAGACTTTAAATCTTCCGTCAAGCATCAGGTCTCTAAGCTCATTAATGCCTGGTTCTACAGCGTTACCACCATCAGGCCACGTTGCGTGTTCTGATAGCATCATGAACCCAGCATCTGCGTATTGCTGCTTGAGCTGTTCACCGCCACCTTTCTCATGCTGATGTCCATCATGAGGCCATGCTGTAGGAACTTTGTTTGCCCACGGCTTTACCGCACCCCATGCCTGAACCGCTGTTTGCTCTTTCTTTTTCCACGCTCTGGCTAGATAGAAGGTATCTGCATCCTTATCCCACCACAGCTGTATCTGTGCCTGCGGGTGGTCCCAGCCAAAGTCCATCGCGTTAATAACGTAAAAGTGGTCCGGACATTCGAATGGTTGGCACTTAATGGTCTCTTCCGGTATCTGGAAGATTCGACCGCTACCCATTGTTGGTATGCCGCGAGCTCGGGCTTCACGTTCATGCTCTGGGTACGATGCGACAATCTGCTCTTTCTGCTCATCGCTATAGTGGTCAGCGTCGTAGATTGTCATGGTGACAACCTTCTGCGCCTTGCTGGGGTTCTTGATGAATTTGGTAACGACGTCTGACATACCCATCAGTGGGGTAAACGTCAGCATTGAGAACTGACCGTATTTGTTGGTACGGGTCAGGCCTTCGCCGTAGATACTGTATGGTGGTTCTTCATCGAACCAGACGCCATGAATTGTGTCACCCTGCCAGCGGGCGCGACCCTGTGAATACGGCTTGAAGTAGCAGATTGATATGCCGTCTTCTACTCCGTCAGCGTTGTGGTGCTTTACCAGCAGGTGATCGACAAGATTCGGGAAGAATGGAGACTTCTTCCAGCTAATGATGTCCTCTTTCGGGATTGAACCGTAGCCAGGCTCATCATTCTCTTCAATACGACCGCACAGGATACGCTGGGTAGTCTTCGTTACGGTTTCATTAGTCTCACCACCTACCCAGAATACGACTGGCTCATAGAACCGTTTACCACCCCACGTTTCGCCATATGCGCCATCATTCGGATAACCTTTCGTGCCGGGATATCGGCCGGTGAGATGGAATGCCACCTCTGCGCCGCCAGTGTAGGACTTACCCAACTGGTTACCAGCCATGAAGCAACGCTCTGGATATTCTGAACCAGCCTCGATGAATTCACGCTGCTTTCCGTATGGTGAGAACTCATACAGCAGGTGCGTTTCCCGGTAACGTTCCTCTTCCTCCAGAAGCTCAAGCAATTCTATCTGCTCGTCTTCTGTCAGTTCATCAAGAATCGCTTCGCTTTCCACGGTTGAGTAACTCCTGAATACGAGAGCGGCGCTTATCGCGATCTCCCTTATCAGGTGTCACGTCTTCAACTTGCGACTGCTCTTTGAGGCCCAGGTCACGGGCGATAATGTTTGCGTTGAGAAGGTCTGCTGCTGCACCGGAAAACTTCTGGTCGTAGATGATTTGCTCTGCTCGCGTAACGACTTCAGATAAATCTTCTCTCATTCGGTATGTGCGCCACGTTTCAAGTGTGACATCGAGGAATAACGTCAGACCAGTGATAGTCATCGCTCGCATCTTTGCGATAGGCTCTTGTGTTACCTCACCCTGATATGAGAATGCTTTCATCTCCCATAATGGGTGAGCTTCCACCCACTCGAAGTATTCACAACATGCAGCCCACAGCGCCTCAGGAGATTCGAATTTCGGGTTTCGCCCATGACTACTGCGGGCCTCCCAGAATCGGTTGCCCTTTGGTGCTGCCATATCTGTATCCTCGTTAATCATTATCAAGCCCACCCGAAGATGAGCTTTGTAATGGTTACGCTGTTACGCCTGATGCTTTCACTGCAGCCAGTAATGTGTTGTACTTGGCTGACAGAGTTGCAATGTCGTTTTTCAGAGCAGTGATTGATGCGTTTGTCGATGTTAGGGACGCGGCTGACGTATCAGTGGTGGCTGCTGTTGCTGCCGGTACCACAGGAACCGTGTTTCCGCCTGACGTACCGCCTGAAGAGTCTGTCAGAGCTGTAATTGCTGCCTGTTGCAGTACGCCACCGCGATCTGTTGATGTAGGTACTTTATTACCGGCCATTGCTGTAGTGGCGGTAGTGCCGATTACTGGAGCGAATGTTGATGGCTTGCCAGTCACAGATGACCAAGAGATCGGAGTGCTTGTCGCAGTGTACTGAGCTTCGAATGCTGTTTTGCTCATATACAACAGTTCGCCGTACTGGCTCTGGAATACATAACCAGTCACTACGGGCTTGAACTTGGACATGAACAGTGCGGATAAATACTGAGTTGGGTATGGTCCGTCAAAGGTAGCTACTGCTGAACCATCCACAGCCTGTGTCAGGGTCTTAATTGGTAAGCCACGAACAAATGCGCCACTGGCATCTGAGTATGTAGGCCATGGTTGGGTAATCATTACTTAGCTCCTTTCTTCTTGGGTTTCTTCTTGCCAGCCTTGTTCATGGCGATTGCGATAGCCTGGTCTTGCGGCTTACCTGCTTTCATCTCGGTAGCGATGTTTTCGCCCACTACCTTTTTAGACTTACCTTTCTTCAGTGGCATATCAGGCTCCAGTAGTGAACAGGTCTAGGACTTGTTTGGCTTCGCGAATTGCCTTTTCTGTTTTAGCTAGCGCAGTCGGCTCATTGGCTGTTTTGGCATATGCGTCTTTGAACAGCTCAAAGTTCAGCTCGTTGCCGGCGATAAACTCAATGGCATTTTCGGTAGCGGCTGAGTCATTCATCACCAGGCGGTAAACTTCGAGCTTCAGTTTCTGTGCTTCTGTCATTTGGGTAATGTCTGCCATTGTTGGCTCCGTTGGTTGTTATCCCGTGGTGGGGATGAACGAAAGAATCAGGATGATGGATGAAGCTGCCAGTGTGATTACAGATGCGAACGCAAAAGCGTAATGCACGAAGGTTATTATTCTGTCTTTGGCTGAGTGCTTGGGTAGCGGGTGGTTCAGTACATCATCGCGTATGAGTGACATTCCGTAGAGCAGCGTTATTTCACGCTCTCGTTTTCGCATAACCCTTCCATAAAGCCTTTATCGCGGCTGAACTTATAGCTGTTGCATTTTTTGCAATGGAGTTCATAGCGTTTATAGTCACGCCCTATGATTTCATCACCGTAAAGGATTCGATGGAGATGGTATTCATGCCGACAAAGCAGACTCTTTATTACTGCGCTGATTATCTTAGGCATTGCGTTCTCACGTATTCCTGTAACCCGGTTAATTGCTTTGTGACTGTTTCGATTCGCTGCCTGAGGGTGAAATAATCCCGTTCAGCGGAGTCAGTAAGTCGGGGGCTGGTAGCATCATCCATGCCGGAGGTTCCGGTGGAGTTACGCTTGCAGGTTGCATTGAGCTGCAACCGACGTTTGCCAGTAGCAACATCGCGCTCAAGCTGATTGATAGTTTCCTGAGCATCTGCGAGTTCCTGTGTGTATTTGGTATCGAGTGAGGCAACGTCGCGCTGACGTGTCTGCATGTCGGTGATTGTTTGCGTGGCGAGCTTCAGTTCTTTGTCAGCTTGCAGGTATTTATCGTGATAGGCATTTGCCAACTTGCCAGCAATAACTACCCACACGAACATCAGAAAGAAGACAACCACCTTCCAGTGAGCAACTACGGTTTTCCATAGCATAACTGGCGCTCCACTTCTCGGCGATTGATGAGCCCTTTCCACTGCTTACCACCGGCATATGTCCATCGCCGCAGTTCATCACACGCGCCAGGGATATCGTTTCGGTTTAGCTTCTTCAGCAAGGTGGATGACTGGAAAGCGCCTGAGCCTACGTTGTAGGTGAATGAGTACAGGGCGGCCTTCTGGTAGTCGTTCAGCTTCACTTTAACTGAACCATCTACCGCCTTAATGGCTGGCTGCATGTGCTTATACAGCAGTGCATCACACTCAGCATTTGAGTAAGTCTTTCCCATCTTCACATCTGCACCGGTAACGCCAGCGCAAACCGTTGGGATGCCAATCGGATCCAGATAAGGTTTATAAATCACACCTTCCTGATCGGTAATAAGCACACCGGCTATTGATACCGCACCTGCAACTGATGCAGCGATTAGGCTGTTACGTAGTTTTTGAGGTAGCGCCATTGGTGGAGTCCTGAGGCTGCAGTTCGGTATCGATACTCCGAACTATCTTTGCGCCTTCGGTGATATTAGAGACATCCCCTCTCGCATAAGCAGCTTTGAGGATTTCGGTGCGCTTGCGATCTTCTTCAATCGCAGCTTTGTTTTTCCTGTCGTTAGAACGGTACGTAAGCCAGGCGAATAACGCAGAGACCACCGCACCAAATGCAAAAAGCACATCCTGCAAAGTTAGCATGGTCATAAAACCCGTTATTGAAGACCAGAAATACGACCAGAAGCCGTTTTGTGTATTCATGCGGAACATGCTCTACCCCTCATTGCGGGGGATTTGTTCATTATTAAGAAAAGGTTGATGTATTTGAGAACAAATCCAGGATACATTTTGCGGTAACGTGGTTTGTTCGTGACTAAAAGGCATGAGCAAATCAGGCAAGAGGCTGTTAGCGCAGTCTCTTGCCACCCATCTTCACGAAGCCCGCCATTGAGCGGGTTTTCTTTTTTGCAAAGCGCATAGCACCGTAGCCACAGCGGATAAGGTGAAGGTATTGTCTGTCTGGTTTTTGGTGGGATGCGCTTTCAGAAAGGTCGTGCAATAAAAAAAGGCCGCCTTAGCGACCCTTCATTGTTAATTCAATTTTCTACTACTGTGGTAGAGAAACTCTGTCAATCCGGAAGCTTTTTCTTCAAGATAAGTATACACATCAACAACTTTATCATCATGTCTGGATTGGACGTTCAGAATTCTTACATCGCCTGCCGAATCTAAATCTGTGTGTATTTCTGCTTCCGTTAACTTGCGTCCATTATGTGGGCCGCCCACCAATAATGCTTTCATAACAACCTCGTCTAGTTGCTCGTCAATGTTCGCTATGGCAGGCAGTGACGATACTGCTTTTCGACTGGCCGGTCTAGCCATAGCTGAAGGGGCCGGTTACGTTTATCCGGCGTCTTTCGACCGATTGCCTGAGGTAGCAGGTTATGTGTGGTGCTGGCGTGCTTATATCGCCGTGCAACGCATTTGCTTTGTGATACCAGCATCGGATATCTCACCACAGGAAAGAGCACTGCCGCGCCAGGGAAGTGTGCCTGGTCTCACCGGGATGTCGTCACATACTCAATGCTCTTACCTGTTGTGCAAATGAAAAAGCCCCTGCATTTCTGCAAGGGCTTGAATGGTGTCGGCCTGTCTTCCCATCGTAGTCAGCTCGGGGAAGTGTCGCGACCTTTCGGTTTCTGCCTTTAGCTTCATCAGGCGACATGTTAATGCTGACCTACACCTTCCAATTCATGCCGACGCGGGAAGGAAACGCTCTTGCAGACCTCTCAGCCTGCGATGGTTGGAGTAGTCACGCAATCACGTGGTTTTACCAACTAGGCGGAATCGTTGGTGAGTGCCGCCTCTGTTACCTCACCAACACGCTCTTTCGTCTTTGACTGCCGAGCCTACATGAAATATATACCTTCAATTTTGCGAAAGCAATAGATTTAGGATAATTTACCTAAAAATTATGCCGCCTGTGGAAATTCCTTCTCAATTTCGCGCCTCATCGCATAAAAGATTTCTGAATCGAGCACGTTCTCGCACCAGACAACCCTGCGCCTGCACGACTGGATATCCATTCCGGTCACTGCATTCATCAGCCTGGCGATATCTTGCGTGCAATTGCGATTGCAATATCGCTTAATAGCTACATCGCGGACGGGGCTTTCACGGTGAAACGTCTTGACCATCACACGTTCAACGAAAGCAGCATCATCGGATTCTTTGGCGAGAGCGATGATGTTGCTTAACGATGATTGAGGGATGACCAGTTCGCGAGCTTTCTGATAGAGCGCATCTCCACGCAACCCGTCTTCTTCGTAAAGGCGCATGACGACAGACTCAATCTGTTTGGCTTTGTCATCACTCCACTGGCTACGAATCATCAGGCGACCGATAACGTTGATTGCACCACCTGGAGAATCATCACCGGCGTTAACCTTACCCCATACCTGCAGCATGTAGTGGACCCATGCTTTCTGGCGGGAGTTGATGGTTTTCTTCGGGTGCTTCCATACGCGGCGGAAATGAGCATCGTCGATGAAGTTAACCATGCCGAATATCGGAGTATGTCTCACGCTAATATCTCCTCTGCATATCTCTCAAACCAGAACACAACTGGATCAGGCTTCATCTCAACTAGCCCCATGCGAATCAGCGCTTTTCCCTTACCTGAACACAGGAACTCTCTGCGACCATCGTCGATAATGCGTCGGTAATCTTCCAGACTGTTGCAGTGCTTATGCAGGTTGCATGGGTGACAGGCTGGAACAAGATTTGCAACATCATCTCGATCCTGGTGAAGCATCTGCCCATCAAAACGAATCACGGGCTTAACGTGGTCAGCGTGCCATTTATCGCCAAGTTCGCACCCGCAATAAGCACAACGACCACCGAACTTCATGCGCAGTTCTGCACGCTGTTTTTTATTCAGCTTCATGCCGCCTCCGGACCGTCTGGCTTGTTCAATCCCAAGCGATTAACCAGCTCCCGGCGATGATGCAGCAGAATCACCATTGCCTTCTCAGCATCAGCAATTTTCTCATCGATTGATTTAAGCTCCTGCTCATCTGCGTGACGCTGCCATTTGACTTGCTGGATATTGGTTACTGAGCACATGTTTTACCTCGACCGCCTTGATGAACCATGAGAACGCCGTTAACGATGGCGTGGTGTTGAGCTTTGGTGTCCCGTGAATATCTGAGGATGGTGTTTCGACTGCAGGCTAATTTCCTTGCTGCTTCTGACTGATTCCCTCGTACTTCTACGAGAATGTCAGGGATGGTTTTGATAGAGGGTGTCATGCGGCCTCCTGCATAACCTGCTCATGACTCAGATACTGACCCCAGCAACTGACAAGCAAGCTGCCTTTCACCACGGCTTTCTCTTCGTTGCACCACCGGCAGAACCAGTTAACAGCGCCTTCCATTTCTTGCTTAACCTTGCCTGCGTTGTCGAAATGCAGGGGATAGACAACATCGTCAAATATTGCTGCTGTGGTCATTGGGTATTGGATTTTGCTCATGCTGCCTCCAGTAGTTCAGTAATCATTGGCAAGCCACCGCACGTCTCAGTAACTACCAGCACAAGCATTCCTCCTTTAATCGCCTGACAGCGCTTGATGCGCATATCGTCTATCTGACCGTCATCCAGCCAGAAGCCCGCACTAGTGAGTGCGTCAAAAACGGCTTTGGGCAGATTGTCCAAATCTCGTTTGCGGTTATCGGGAGGTGCTGCGTGGATGGTGATTCTGATGCGAGGTGTGATTTTGATGTCTAACTGTTGTTGCTGGATTATTTCAATTACTTCTTTTCGGTATCTCTTTCCCCAGTCGCTGATGTAGTGGATGCCTCGTGAGTGTCGCCAGTACCGGTTATTGGATGGCGGCCAGGGTAGCTGTAGCAGGTATCTATTCATCTTACCGATAGCCTCCCTCCGTTCGCCAGTTGCCTGAGTGTCAGGACAATTGCTCTGTCCATTTCTGCCCTGCGCTCTTCCCGGGTCATGTCCTTTCCGTTGTCTATGCGTGTATGGCATTGTTCGCATAGCGCTGCAGTTAGACAATCATCGACCTTCATTCCTATTCCCTTCCCTTCGTTACGGTGTGCGGCCTGAACCCCATAACGTCCACACAGAACGCAGCAATCTATCTCCCTGACCGCCTGCAGCCATTTATTGCTCCGGTATATTGCCATCTGAGATATCTCCGTTCGGATCACGATAAATCAGCCATTCATCCACGCATTCAGAACATGCATAGGTTTCATCTGGCGTTAGTTCCTTCGTGCAGCCTGCGCACAACGTTCTACATATGCTCTGTTGCTCGTAGGATTGGGCTTCTGATTGGCTAAGCATGAATAACCTCCATGCAACTTTTTACGAATGACGTTGCTACTTCTGCGTTTATTGCGTTTCCATATCCAATAATGCGCTGGTCTTGATTGCGCTTTGCCATTCCTCCCAATGTGGACTTGCCTCGTCCCAGGCTTTTGGCAATGCCATTAACCATCGGGAATGAGCCGGGTCTAACTGGACGATATTTTTCATCTCTACAGTAAAGCCAGTCTGCATCTCTCCAGTAGCCGTTAACCGGTAATGTGTGCATAGCTTCACCGTGCCTGGCAGTTTCAGGCAGATTCTCGGATTGCCCTCCTTGTCTTTCCCGCTGTAGCAATGTGTTGAACCCGTTGCATCGTTCGCTAAAGGCGTTTGCCATCCCGCCAACCTCACGCATCCAGACAGGTTCTGAATTCCCCTGCGGGTTTCTGGCTGAAAGTTGATGTTCGTCGTTGGAGTAGGCCATCCAATACAGTCGCTGCCTGATGTGCGGAGAACCGAAGCCCGCAGCGCAAATATCGGTGCCTGCTGAGGTGTAGTTCGCACCTTCCAGGTCAGCTTGTACAAGGTCGAGCCAAGCGAGGCCGTCTGAGCTTGCAACTTGCTCGCCAATGACGATGCCAGGCTTGCATTTCTCAATGAGCCAGAAGAACGCCGGCCATAGGTGCCGCTCGTCATCAACCCCTTTTCCTTTGCCTGCCGCGCTGAAAGGTTGGCATGGGCAGCTTCCAGTCCAGATTGGCTTATCATCAGGCCATCCTGCTTTTCTAAGTGCATAACTCCAGACACCGATTCCGGCAAAGAAGTGATGCTGGGTAAATCCTCGCAAATCGCCTGGTGTGACATCTTCAATGCTCCTTTCATCTACGTAACCGGGTGCAATCTCTCCGGCGTCAATTAGGTTGCGTAACCATTGAGCCGCGTATGGGTCTATTTCGTTGTAATATGCAGTCATTGCCATATCCTCTTTTGATACTGACTCCTACCCTTTGGCTCGCTGGCGTACTCAGGCAACAAAGCGGAAACCACCCATAACCGAGGGTCTGCGCTTAGCGTTCGTTGAGTTTTTACGTTGCGGGATTGGTAGGCGGTGATTAACTGAGTTGCTTCTTCGTTTGTGAGGTCGTGATGGTGAAACCATGTCATCCGCATGGCGTTATCCTGATAACTGGTTTTGCGAAACTCTGTCCGTTAAGCGTTTTCTCCTGCTCACGGAAGAGGCCCATTTTCTTATCGACCCACGGATGCGCGATCACCCTGTAGAGATAGTGAAGCTCCTCGTGCTGACGAATCATGGTGAACTTATGCCCGTTGCGAACAAGGCAGAATTTCACCCCGGGCGGGATGTCTCTAACTCGTAGGCTCATAAATCCTCAGAAAAATGAATAGAGCTGATTCAGCACGTTCTGGTCTTTAGTCTTGCCAAACACATGCTTGATAGCTGCGTTAATCATGGCGCTGTAGCAACGCTCGAATTCATCAGGCTCCATGCTGCCGTATGACAGGCTTTTAGCCTCCGCCCTAACCTCACCGCGAATGTTCGTTACCATGTCGTAGAAGCCAGCAAGTATCGTCAGGTCTTTTCTGAACCTGTTAAACTGAGTGGTTTCGTCTGCATGCTCAAGCCCTGCTCTATCAGCAGCCCAGTGCTGAAAGCAGAAGTTGAAGAACGCGAACATTTTTCGATGGAAGGCAGGATTACGGGTTAACTTGAATTCGGCTGTGTACATCTCGCCGTTTTGAAACTTGGTAAGGCGGGGTAGGTCATGTTCAAACGCCGGAGCGAATACTCCCCCTGCGGTCTTGATCATCTCGATTTGCATATGGCTCATCCGTATCGTCTATTGGAGCATCGCAATGGATGCAATAGCCGTCAGCGTTCTGAAACTCGTTGTTCGACATCCATTGCTTGCATGACCAACAGCGAATCTCTCCGGGCTTCATATACTCGCTCATACTCACTCCTTCACTTTGATTCCAGCGGCGCGGATGGCCGCTTCATAAGCATTCATTGCATCACCGAAGCCGTTGGAATAGTCAACTGTGTAACCTTTGTCTAATGCTTCTCTGCTGTCGATAAATTTTGGCGCGATTATCTCGATAGTTGCTCGACTGGCCTGCCAACCTTCCCAAGCCATATCAACCCATGTCACAGCGTAATCACCATTGCTAAGTCTATCGAACAAGCCAACCATATATTGATAGTTGGATTTTATAGCTCGCTTTTCACACCACTGCTCGAAAGCCTTTCTTAATTCGTCCATATTCCTCTCCATCACTCCAGTACGTTTCCCAGGCCGTCGATAATCGTCCGCATCTTCAAGCTAATAATTCGCTTCAGTACGCGGTCGCGGCGATGGCTTTTGTATTTAGGTTTTTCTTTGTGGCGCTCCAACGTCGGAAGGCTGGATGCTTGCCAGTAACGCTTATGGCGCGCGGATGACTCTTTGATATCTGCACTTAAAAGTTGCTCTGCTGTACTCATAATTCCTCTCCATCATTCACCTTTCAGCTGCTCTGAAATGACACGAGAAAACGCTTCTCGGCGACATTCTTTACTGCGCTCTATGTCATCCTGCATATCTTTAAATACGACGTTTTTCCTTGATTTCTGCAAGGTGTATCCGCATCGCCCCATGTACCAAAGAAAGGTGTCGATAACATAGATATGACCGTCTCTCGCATTGCCGTTTTCGTTAGCATTCCCAATGGTGTCGTGCATAGCCTTAAAAACGTCTTTCTGGTCGTGGAAGTCACGAAGAAATTCAGGAAGGTATTCACCACTTTGCAACCATTTTGCTAATTCATTTTCGTTACTCATCATTCCTCTCCATCAGCGTGCTGGGGTGTTAGTTTTAGGCTGGAAGTTGTTGCCGACAAGAGTCAGAAATCGCTCATCAATGAAATCGAATCGGCTCTTAGCTGTTGATGTGATTAAGCAGTTTCCGTCGTAATGGCGGTCTTGAACTATCCAAAAAAGAGGAGAGTTAGCGCGCCTCACAAGCTGATTTTTCTTAAACACTTCGCACCTCTATCAATGTCTGGCTGTTAAAATTTAAATGGGGTCATTGCTGCTACTACTGCTGCTAAGATAGTGCCTGCAGCCATTCCTCCTGCATCAAAGGTCCCCCACGCAATACCGCCAGCCATTGAAACAAATAGCCCTGCGATACAGACACCGGAGAAAATTGCCGCCCTTGTAATTGCATTGCCTATTTTCATGCCCGAACCTCTCTCAATGCCTTGTTGAATAAATCAGTTAATGGATTAGCGCAGCCAAAGTTAAACACCGGCTTCTTGCTGTATACCCATGCGTTCTTGTGGCACCAGTCACGATGCAGCTCACCGTTTTCATGAAGGTGCTTGAGCATCTTCGTAACGAGGCGTTTGTCGATTCCTGTTGCTGCGGATATCTCAACGGCCATCCCTATTTCGTGCTCATCCAGATAGCGCATGACAGCTTCAGTGCGCTTATGATGAAGTAACGCCAGCCGGTAATACTTCACGCTGTTACTGATGCGCTCAATCTCTACCTGACCATCTGCAACAAGGTCACGAATTAAGAGGTTGATGTGTGATTTGTGGCATCCGAAGAGTTTTGCTAACTGTGCTGCTGAGGCGGGAATGTTTGTTTCAAGGTGGTTAAGTATTTTGTCTCTTGTGTTCATGGATTGTCTCCTAACACTCGTATTCGTCACTATAGCTTCGCAGTTCGTTCTTCACGAATGCGTATGGATCAAGGCCGGAGTGAGTGTTGCTGAAGTAGTAGGTTTTTTCTGCGCCCGGGGCGTGTCGTGATTTAGTGCAGATTATTTCTGTAACACCTTTGAGTTCTGTTTGCGGGTTGTATTTCTCATCGCGGTAAACCATGAAAATTACGTCTGCCTCCTGCTCGATAACACCAGACTCTCGCAAGTCAGAGTTAAGCGGGCGCTTGTTCGCGCGTTCCTCACACTTACGGCTCAGCTGAGACAATGCGATAACCGGGCAGCGCAATTCCTTTGCGAGGTTTTTCAGGCCAGTAGCAATCTCACCAACTGACTGGTTCATGTTTTCCGGATTGGTCATCTTCATCTTCTGCAGATAGTCGACGACGATAACGCCTAATCCACCAAGCTTTTTGTGCATCCTGCGAGCTTCAGCGCGTAACTGGTGAATACTCAGGGACGTTTTGTCGTTGATGTGGATTGGTGCGGTTCCAAATTCTTCCAGGCACTTTCCAACCTTTGCCCATTCGGTATCCTGATTCTTGCCATTAGTGCCAAGCAGTCCTTCTTTGCTGACTCCTGCGCGGTGGAACGCGATGCGCTGGGAAATCTGCTCGATTGGCATTTCAAGGCTGAAGAACATCACAGGCTTCTTGCTTTTCAGTGCCACCGTCTCAGTAACCGTGGTGCTGAACATTGTTTTGCCAGTGCCAGGTCGACCGCCTACAACGATGAAATCCGTGTTATTGAATCCGCCGAACGCCTTGTCGATATCTGTTAGACCAAGCTCTGTCCGGTGCTTCCAGATGTCGCCATTGATGATTGACTCCACCTCGTCAATTGCGATCTCAATTCCGTCGAGTATGTGGCGCGTTCCTGACTCGCTGAATGCCTCAATCGCTCCTATGCTGGTCTGGATATTGCCTATGATGTCCTGCACGCTGTCGGTGGTAGGCTCAGAAAGCTTCTGAATCCCTTCCTGCAGCATATGAATCATCATGCGACCAGATGTGAACTCTTTGAGTTTCTGGACGTACACAGGCAGATTACGAAGCGATGGGATGTCTTTCGTTGTTTCCGCCAGGTATGCGAATCCACCAACTTTGTCGAGCTCTCCGCGAGCCTCTATGTCTGAGGTAACAGTCAGCAGGTCGACAGGTGATCCGATTGAGTTAAGCTTCTTCAGCGTGCTGAGAACAACCTTGTGCGCATACACGGTGAAATCGCTTTCGCTTAGTCCCTCAATGGCATCCTGAGCCGCATCAGCGAATTCATCTCTTCCCAACATGATTGAGCCAAGAACGTTGCGCTCGATGTATGAATCTACAAACCTGCTCATGCAGTGACTCCTTTACGCTGCTTGTGCTCGTTGATGGCCTGCTCGTACACAGAGCCCCAATTCTTAGGGTTAAGTATCCAGTCCAGTGTTAGCCAGGGCTGATCGCCTTTTGTCGTGAATAGAGATGATTTGCCTATCAGGTCGAATGCCATTCCCATGTGCTTAAGCTCTCGCCAGTTTCCCTGTGAGGTCTTACCGTTCCAGACCGCTTCCAGATCGCGATGTGCAGGACGACGACGATTCCATTCGTGAGGTGATACAGCCTTAGCCGGGAATTTCTCGTTCCACAGAGCAATAATTTCTGCATGAGGACAAGTTGCAGGATTACTTCCCTGCCCATCAGCCCAAAGTAGCGCGTCTGACAGGTACCCATCGAATCGAGTCATACGGCAAATGTTATTAGGCTTCGGAGGGGACTTTCTCGCATCCCAGCAGGTAACAGCCCATTTTATTACCAGCTTGAGTTCATCAACGGAGTAACAAACCCCTTTGGCTTTTACAGTGTTAAGAGCTTTCACAAACGCTTCAGGTGATGAACATCTAGCCCCTGCCAGACTGTTGTAAAAACCAAGACATTCCAGAGCGAACGCTTCTTTCCCCTCCGGGGGATTAAGGGGGGTTTTATTGTCTTTGGTAAGACTGTCTTTGGTGTCGGGTGATTCCGCCCAACTTGAAACCCTTTTTCGCCCAACATTTTGGGTGGTTTTGCCCAACTTATTTGGTGGTGTTTTCGGAGTCTTTTTAAGCACCCATTTATCAATGCTGACGTTCACACTAACCAGCTTGAATCCACCCACTTTTCTGAGGTTTATAATCTTGCGTTCTGCCAGAACATTCAGGGCTGCCGCTACATCTGAATCATCCAGATCTGTCACCTCAGCCAGGTATGTATTCGTTACCTTGTCCTCGGACTTATTCCAGCCAAAGGTGCAGTAGATAACAGCGTCCAGAACCTGATGTTCACGACCTGCAAGTTTCAGTTTTGGCTTAAGCTTTCCGATGCTGGTAGCTACACGCATGTAACCATCATCAAGACTCGCCACTTTGCGCTCCACTACCTCACGTTGAGGTTGGTAGTCTGAAAACTTAACGACGCCCATTCTTCACTCCTGCTTTGGCTAGTCTGTAGACGCCAATAAGACGCTCTGCGAACGCCCGGTTATTGGCAGCTGTATTCACTAATCCTTCAGGTGAATCAGTGTGTCGAATCTCTTCTTTTTCCTGGTACTTTTTACGCTTTCGCATTAAAATATCTCCTGTAGTTAGTGTTGACGTAACACAGTGACTCAAAAATCCAATGTGATTTGCTCTAAACGCTCAGTTACCGCTGGGCGTTTTTTGCTTTCTGGCATCACAGCTGCAATTGCCTGTCTTGCCACTTCACGAATAAGGCTTGTCTCCCAGACTTTCTCCAGAAGAACGAACGTCACAGCCATATCGTGGATGTTTAATCGACTCACTTTTGAATCAGCCCATCCCGCCATCTTTGCGAAATTTGTCTGACCCATTGAAACGAGTCGGGCACGAAGCTCTGTTTCCACTTCGCGTACCTTTTTGCTGTCTTTTGCTAGTTCCATTTCTTAATATATTCCTTAGTTAATAAGTAAATACGCATCGGTTGATGCGTTGGTTGTAGGGACGAAACATCCCTGGCCTGATTGTGTAAAGAGCGGTGCTGCTTAAGCTGCTTTGTCCGGATTAGGGAACAAGCTTGGGAGGTCTGGACGCACCTGGTGTGCTTTAACCTTTCCTCCAGTAGCGTCTACAAGCGACGCTACGTTTTGTGGTGCCACCTTTGCCTTGCCATGCAGCCATTTCTGTACAGCTGCCTGGCTTACTCCGCACGCTTTAGCTAATTCCTTCTGCGTGCCGACAATGGCAATGGCGGTTTTAATTACAGGATTCATAAAACCACCTCCGTTGTATCCTAACTACCAATATAAAACCTTGGTTGTTATTTTGCAACTACTTTGGTTGTTTGACCCATCAAAACTTAGGTTGTATTTTCACGGCATGAAAATGACACTCGCACAACGTTTAAAGCTAGCCATGCGTGAAGCTGGCATGACTCAGGCAGCTCTTGCTAAACATGCTGGAGCGAGTCAGGCTGCAATTCAGAAACTCACCTCTGGAAACGCAAAAAGCTCAACTAAGATTATTGAGATATCCAGAGCCTTGGGTGTTCGTCCTGAATGGCTCGCTGAAGAAATCGGTCCGATGAAGGGTGATGGCAGTACCGACCACCATCCTGATTCTGATATTCCTCCGCAGAGCGATTGGAACCATGTTGATCCATGGGACCACGACACGCCCGTAAGCGCGGATGAAGTAGAAGTCCCTTTCCTCAAGGATATTGAGTTTGCATGTGGTGATGGCAGCTTTGTTGATGAGGACTATAACGGATTTATGCTTCGCTTCTCTAAGGCGACACTTCGTCGCAAAGGAATCAATACGGATGGTTCTGGCGTACTTTGCTTCCCTGCACACGGCAATAGCATGGAGCCAGTCATCCCAGAAGGAACTACGGTAGCTGTAAATTGCAATGACAAGAAGATTGTCGATGGCAAGCTATACGCTATCAATCAAGGTGGATGGAAACGACTGAAACTGCTTTACAGAACCGGCCCCGAGACACTAACTATTCGCAGTTATAACTCAGCAGAATGGCCTGATGAGGAAGCCGCAATAGACAGTGTTGAGGTGATCGGCAGGGTATTCTGGTCTTCCACCCTCTGGTAACAAAAATTTACTCTTCTCAAGCCCCTTTCCGGGGCTTTTTTATTGCCCAAATAAAACTATTTTCCTATCAAAAACAACCACAAAACAACTAAACGCAAAATATTTACAACCATGGTTGTTGACATCATTACAACTATAGTTTTATATTTAAGCCATCAGCAGGACGCTGGTAGCCAAACGGAACTGATTGGCAGCTCTTTAACAAGATGACATGGGGATGATTCGTCCCCGCCAAAGGATGTTGCTTTGGGATTGGATGAATGCGCAGGCTGATGCGCGAAGTGATCCGGTGACGGGGTTCCTAGGCCCGGTGAACGGAGAGTGAGTAAGTAGCTCAGATGGTAGAGCAGGTGCAAAACACCGTGTCGATGGTTCGAGTCCATCTTTATAAGTCGGAGATCAGCACCGGCCATCCAATCACCAAAGCAACCACTGGAGGTATCCAATGAAAGCCAGAGAGATTCGTAAACTCGAACGTGCTCGCCAGCACAAAGAGATGAAAGCCTACTGTAAAAAGATTGACCGTGCATTTTCACGGCTGTCGGAAGGCTGCAGTGAGCGCGTAACCAAAGCCATTTCGCTTGCCGGAACGCGTCAGAAGGAAGTTGAAGGTGGTGCTGTGTGCTTGCCAGAAGTGGCGCTTTTCGCAGTTGGTCATCGTAAGTCTAATAACGTAACAGCGAGGTGATTATGTCAATTAGTGGAACATTTAAAGTTAAGCAGTTGAATGGAGTTGTTCCTTGGGGTGATGGATGGAATCGCCACGTGGAAATCGATGCTGAAGACCTTGAAATAGCAGAAACCGTGGATGCGGAGGACATCATTCCAGAATACGGCGCTGAAGCCCTTCTGGAGGCTATTGGTGAGGATGTTGTTATCAAATGGCTAACGGACAACGGTCAAACAATTATTGAGGGCTGAGGCCGCATAGTCGGACTTCTTTTGGCAGCAAGCCACAGAGGTGAATATGAAGCACACGCCAGGACCATGGTTTATCAAGCCGGTAAGCAACGCAACTGTTGAGGGTAACTTGAACATTATCCAAACAGAAAGCTCCACTGGAAAGGGGTATCACGTTAGTTACTCCGCGTCATGGGATGACAATGAGGTCACAAAGCTTGAGGCACAAGCAAACGCCAACCTGATAGCAGCAGCTCCTGACCTTCTCGAAGCCCTACAAGAGCTTATATTCCTTTACGAGCATGACGAAGGGTGCAAAGAGTTAACCGAATACAAACGAGCCAAGACAGCCATCAGCAAGGCTCTGGGGGAGGAGTGATGGAGTGGATTAAGTGTAGTGAGCGGATGCCTGAGCGAACTCAGACCTTAATTGTGTTTAGTCATGGTGAGGTCGTTCCAGCCATCTGGAATTACTGTGTATCACCAGTGGATTACAAAAAATATAGAGCATTCACGTATTTGAGTGGTACAGAAATGCGTGGCGTCACCCACTGGATGCCATTACCTGAACCACCAAGCGAATAGCAACTGATAGCTAATTCTCTGAGTTAGCTATTGGGTGTAATACCGCACCGTACTATCGGAGACGATTCGATAGTGTCTGATTAGATCACCTCGTTTCATATTTGCCCTCCACTGTGAGGGCATTTTTTTAACTGTATATCAGTGCGCTCAACGAACGCAGCGCTATGCAATCACACACAACATAAGGAACTACCCATGCAGACATTAAATCTCGCAGGGGCTATCCCGATGGGTAGCTTCAACGCAATCACGTCCATTCAACACTCACGCCGCAATATTCTAACAGGCGCAGACTTCAAGCAGCCTCGCGTTAAGAGCTTGCTGGAGCGTCTGGTTGAGTTTCTGAATCAGAAGGTGCAGCCATGAAAAAGCCCACTTACGAAGAGCTGGAAAGCAGATTGGAGCTTATAGCTAATGAATTCGCTTCATTTAAGGCACGCCTTCCCCAACTGAAAGTAATTCCTTTTGATGGTTGCGAAAACATGGATGACGTTTCGCTTGCTGAGGATATTGGATTTAATTTAGCGATTAATCAGATGTGGGCTGCAGATGATTCAACTCCACTCTTGAATTCATTTATCTCTGAATTAAAGGCTAAGGCAATAGAGGTTTGCGCTGACGATATGGCATCAGAAAACAATATTGGGTCTCTAGAGGTTGATGCTATGTACGAATATGCATCCCTTATTAGAAAAGGCAAATCATGAGCATTGCAGACACCTGGTCAGAAGATGCCTTTGTGCGTCTCATGAAAGATTTAATTGGCAGTGAAGGAGGTTTCCATGCAGCCGACAACAACAGTGAAAGAGAGCCAGCTACAGCGCCGCATGACAACGACACAAGCTCTGTGGTGGCGCCACAAGGGTGACAGAGAGCGCATGCGTGTGTATCTCAATCTGTCACGCTTAGAGGTGCTTAATCAACGTTATTTCCTGGGCGGATGCCCGTTCTGAGGTGCTTATGGATTTGGATAAATTAGACGCGCCATTTGCAAGCAATGATATTGAGTGGCGTATCCAGCAGGCCGGAAAAAACAATAGCGGTATCTGGGCAAAGGTTCTGGCTTATGTCACCAACCGGGCAATCATGAAGCGACTTGATGAAGTTTGCGGAAAGTCTGGATGGCGTAACGAATATCGCGACATTCCTAATGGTGGCGGTGTCGAGTGTGGTATCTCTATCAAGGTTGACGGTGAGTGGATCACCAAATGGGATGCAGCTGAAAACACACAGGTTGAGGCGGTAAAGGGTGGTCGCTCTGGCGCGATGAAGCGTGCTGCTGTGCAGTGGGGAATTGGTAGATACCTGTACGACCTTACGGAAGGATTTGCCACAGTATCAGCGGAACGACAAAAAGGCTTCAATTACGCAAAAACAAAAGAACTTGGCGTGTTTTACTGGTCCCCCCCTCAACTTCCTTCCTGGGCTCTCCCGGATGGAAATCACGACCAGCATTTACCAGCTGATACAAGCCGCGAAGAGCCTGGAGGTTCAAACGATGAAGCTATTGATGCCGATAAAGTGTTGGCTGACTTTTGCGCATATGCACTAACGGAAACGGTGAAGAAAAAGCTGATTGAACGATATCAGTCAGACTGGCAGCTAATGAATGGACATCCTGAGCATCAAGAGAAGTGCGTACAGGCAATGAACACTCGAATCAGTGAACTTAAAAAGGCGGCATAAATGGCTAGCAGAGTCGTAGTTGAGCTTTACGCCTCTGGCATGAGCATTCCTCAGGTTTCTTTAATTACCGGAATTCCAAAATCAACCGTCAGGCATCAGTGCAAGAAAGCTGGAGTATTGAGAAATAGAACAGATGGAGTTCGCATGGCTGCAAGTGACGGTAGGCTTGGGAAAAATAAAGGGATGAAAAGACTCTTTAGCGAAGAGTGGAAGAGGAATATCAGCGCTGCAAAGATCATGAAAGCTGATAAAACTGCCAGAGGGTTTAGGATAAATAGTGCGGGATATAAGGAATTCACACGGGGCGCTCACAAGGGTCGCACTGAGCATGTAATCGTTATGGAATCACTGATTGGAAGGCGATTAAATCCAAACGAGCAAGTCCACCACAAAGATAGAAATAAACTAAATAACCACCCTTCAAACCTTCAACTTCTTACCATATCCGAGCACGCATCACTTCATAGAAAAGAGGATGCTGAGGCAGGGATTACTCGCAGGAGAAATAAAAATGGGACGTGGAGTTAATCGCGTAATCATCGTAGGTCGATTAGGTCAGGATCCGGAAGTGCGCTATGCGCCTTCTGGTGCTGCATTTGCCAACATGACCGTAGCTACATCGGAACAGTGGCGAGACAAGCAGACTGGCGAGCAAAAAGAGCAAACGGAATGGCACCGTGTAGTACTTAGTGGAAAGCTGGCTGAGATAGCCGGCGAATACCTGCGGAAAGGCTCCGAGGTGTATCTGGAAGGGAAGCTTCGCACTCGCAAATGGACAGATCAGTCAGGTACTGAAAAGTACACCACGGAGGTTCTGGTTGGTGTAGGTGGAACGCTGCAAATGCTTGGAGGAAAGCGCGAAGCGGATAGCCAGCCAAAGCAGCAAAATAGCCAGCCGCAACAGCCTAAGCAGGCTGGAGAACCCCCAATGAACTTCGATGATGAAATCCCTTTTTAGGAGATGATTCGTGGTTGCTTGCAGGAAATGTGGGATTGAAAAGCCAGTGGATGGCTTTTACCCAAGAAATAAAGTTTGCAAGGAATGCACTAAGCGAAGAGTGTCGGAGTATCAAAAAGGAATAGGCAAACATGTTCATAACAAAGCATGTAGAGAATACAACAAAAGCGAGAAAGGAAGGATCGCTTTAAATAAAGCGAAAATTAACTATCTCGAATCTCATCGGCAAAGGCAAAGAGCCAGATGGTCAGTAAAGCGAGCAATTAAATCAGGGAAGTTATTTAGGCCAAACACATGCCAAAAATGCGGCTGTGAATGCCACCCAGACGCTCACCATTGCGACTACAGCAAGCCAACCGATGTTATGTGGCTATGTAAGGCCTGTCATGTTGAATGGCATAAGCACTTCAAACCTTCCTACCCAGAAGATCTAGAAGCAGCATAACAACCACCTGAACATTCTATTTCACCTCACGGAGGCGGGTTAACCACACCCGCAATTCGCCATGTATCACATATCCAACAGACGCCTTTATTCGCGTGAGCAGCTTATTCAAAAGCTTCAGCTTAGCGAGAAGAACTTCATTGCGACCTACTGGAGCGGTGTTAACCCTGCTGACGGATGTTTCACTGCTGGCGCTAACCTGGTAACGCATGACCCCTATTACGCAGGATGGGGAAGTCTCATGGAAGAGCAAAGCGAATACATCACTTACGCCGAGTTAGAGCTTGTTAAGGATTTATGTGAAGCGCATCCGTGGGGTGCTGAGTTTGGCGGAAAATGTCTCGGTGGGATTGAGTTCAGACTGAAACCTGAAATGAGGAAAGCAGCATGATAGGCACATTTTACGACCCTTTCATAACTCCAAATGAGCTCATCGCCGGCCATCGCTTCAAACCCATCAACGATATCCCACGCGAAGAAATGCTGAAGCGTAATAGCTTCCAGAGCGTGAACGAGAACAAATTCCTGACAGCGTGGTTAAACCAGAGGGCGAAGAAATGAAATTATTCGAGATGGAAGGTTTTCTGCGTGGTAAATGCTTGCCGGGCGACATGAAGGTTAACGAAACGAACGCTGAATATCTGGTACGTAAATTTGCTGAAGCGGAGGCCAAATGCGCGGCGCTGGCTGCGGAGTTGAGTGCAGTCGAAGCAATTCACAATGACGCAGTTTTTATAACTGACGAACACTATGAGAAATGCCCACTGGAAGTGCAGAAAATGATTCGCTCACTGGCAGTGTTGCAGATACCAGCGTACCAAACTTTCCTAACTGAAGTGCGGGCGCATGGAGTGGATGCAGCTATCGATCATCTCAATAAAATATTCGACAGCAAAGAAGACAGTGGCGAGCAGGTAAGGGCTCTTGAATGGTTGGCGCAGGCGCTTCGCAAAGGAGTGCAGTCATGAGCGAAAGCATTGGCTATCCAGTAATTGATGGATGGAAGCGAGAAGAGTATGAAAGCTTGGACCGCGCTTACCATACATATACATCAAATCCTGGCTTTAAAGCGGTGGAAGAAAAAGCTAACAGCATGGGTTTCAGGATTGCGGATGGATTCGACCGAAGAAACCTGGCTCCAAGTGATCTCTACAGTTTTGCTGGGGGAGTCTGGGTTAGGGTTAGCGAAGAGAAAAATGGAGTATCACCGGAGGCCGCCCAATGAGCAACATCGACAAACAGGCGCTGCGTGAAGCGGCGGAAAAGGCCAGCACAGATAGCCATACCCAGGATGAATGGTTCCACTATCTGCGCTGCTCAACTCCAGAAACCGTGCTGGCGCTGCTGGATGAGCTGGAAGCCGCAGAGAAGCAGATTGCGGAACTTAAATCAGGCATCAAATCAGCAAATGACCGCTACGAAAACCGCACACCTACACAATGGGCTTATGACCAGGCATGTTTGGCTATAGAAAAGCACCGTACACGGGCTGATGACGCAGAGGAGCGGATTGCTGAGCTGTTATCGGCCGTCATCGCACCGGGAATAATGCGCTGTGCTGGATGCGGATTTGTCGTGACGAAAAACAGCATAAACATGAATGCTGGCACCATTACGGCAGGTGACAGCAAAACAGAACCCTGCCCAAACGGATGCGGACCGCTTTGGCCCGTCACATGGAAAGAGCAAGCCATCGAGATGCGTGACAGCTCAGAACAATGGTTCGAAGAGTTACAGGAGGTCAGACAGCGCATTGCTGAGCTGGAACGCGAACGAGTCGCCATGGAAGCTGTAACACTGGCTATGCGTGATGACATGCGCGCCGCCGCAGCCGGTAAAGGAGAGTGATATGGCTGACAAGTTGAACATCCGCGCCGAAGACGTTGAACCTGGCGATGTGGTTATCACCTCTCACGGCAAACGCTACACGGTTAAATCGCTCTGGATGGAGGATGACACCGTTACCTTGTTCGGAACTGATGGTTCTGAAACTGAATATGACTACGACGAAATGCTCGACGTTGAGAGGGCGTGACCCATGAGCACTATTACCAAACAATGGCTGCAGCAGAAAATTGCCGAGATGGAAGAGCACCGTGATTTGTTCCCGGGCGATCTGGATGATGACTGCGCAAATGTTCTTTCTGCTTTCCGTATCACGCTGGCATCGCTCGAAGCGGAGGCTGTGTGCGTCATCGACCAGTCCAACCTTGATTATCTCAACTCCGGCTCCGATGCCGATGTATGGCCAGCATCCAGAACAGAAATGGGTGATGTGCTTCTGTATCGCTCGGCCCCGCCAGCGCCGGTATCTGCGCCTGATGAGTCGGCTGTTGAGTTGTTGGCAACTGACCTGATGAAACTGATCGACAAGATAACTGGCGAGCGTCACAGCGTAGCTACGCTAAGTTCTTTGCGGGTTAGCATTGTGGAATCCTGCCGCGCCGCCATGCTTCAGGGTGCCGAAAACGTCAAGTCGCGCTGCAGCAACTCTCCGGTGATTCCGGATGGTTACTGCATCATGCCGCTGAAGTTGACCGCCGATAATGGAGCCAAAGGCGCGTTATGCGGAGAGTTTCATGTTCAATACCGCATCGTTTGTCAGTCGTGCGTCGGTGAAGGTTGTGAAGACTGTAACCATACAGGCGGGTGGGATGCTGAAATTCCCGTTAGCTGGGACACCATAAAGCGAATCCATAAGTCCGCTGTAGAAGCTTGCGCGTACCCAGCAGCACCGCAGCAGGAGACTAAATAATGGGATTAAAAATTTACGGTAATAACTTCTCAGGAAGCGACATTTCTTACCAATTCAAGGCAGAAATGAAAATGACCTGCCAGCAGTGTAAGCACACGGAATTCGTGAAAGGTAACTTGATTGAAAACGTCAAATGCCATGCATGTGGTGGTAATGATTTGGTATTTGAAACATCAGCACCGCAGCGGGAGGTGAAGCCGTGAGCAAGCACATCATCAAGTATGAATATCGCGACGGCGTTAAACTTGCGAAACCTGAAATAGAAACCTGGTGCGGACACAAGCCTCAATTCTCTGACTGGCTTTTTCAGGACGCTCAGCATGCTCTCTTGAGCATTGAACAGGGTTCATTGCAGGTTCCTTGCAAGAAATGTCTGGCAGCAATCATCAAAACTGCGCAGGAGTTGAAGTGATGTGGCCAATCTGTAGACATTGCGGTCGAAAGCGCTGGTTGGACTGGTGCAAGCGATGCGATAAACCTTCCTGATAACACCATAACAAACCCGCACATCGCGGGTTTTTCTTTATCCGGAGTCACCATGCACGCCAATCCAATTATCTGGCTCATAGTCGGAATTATGGCTCTGAGCGCTATCTCTTCACTCGCACATCAATCAGAAGGCTTGTTATGGCTAAATTTGCTGTGGGCGCGTTAGTGCAAATGAAATGGGGAGGCATCAGAGGTGTGGTAGTTAACCAGATTGATGCTGATAGCGATAACCCACGCGCATACATCCAGTGGGATGATGGGACGTACTCAACACATGCGGAAAGTCAGATTCGCGCGGCTACTGTTGATGAGCCTCGCGTGTATAAGAAATTAGCGTAAGGAGATGATCATGACGCTTGAAGAGCAAAGGGATGAAGCATTGAGGATGCTTAAAGATGTGCTGGAGAACTACCAATACAACAACCGGAAAGGAATCGGAATGGGGCCACTATTCAGGGCTAGAAATCTACTGGACAGATACGGGATGTTTGGTCCTGAAGCAGAAAAGAACAACACACCAAAACTCGACTAGACCGCAGCAATGGCGGTTTTTTATTGGAGATAGATAATGACTCGTGAAGAAGCTATAGAGAAGCTCAAGGAATTACAAACGTGGCGAGACACCGAGGTGTCACACGAAGAGGCAGATTCAGTTATATGCCAACTATTGGAATCCTTAGGCTTTGCGGACGTAGTTGATGAATATGCCAAAGTCGATAAGTGGTATGCATAGGAGTAACCATTGAATCACACAGCCTTACACTCGGTGAGGACTATGAACCAAAATCCCCTTCCCTGTTCGATTCCCAATCCGGAGATGAAACCTATGCGCGAACTTCGCGACGACTCACTTGTTGACTTAAAGTTCATGATGGAAGATTCTGGTATGGGTAAAACGTTCCTGTACTCAGAAATCAAGCATGGGCGCTTACCTTCACCTCACAAATTCGGACGCGCCTCTAAGTGGGTTTATGCCGACTACCAGAACTGGAAACAAAGTTACCTATCACCCCTTCAAAAAGCATCATGA